AATACGGCCTTTTTCCAATACATCTACCGTATGGAGTTTGACATGTTTTTGCTTTTCTGCGCGTTACTGGTTATATTGCTAATAGCTTATTGGTACAGACCAAGACGTGGTCTTATTCCTGAATATGTTGAAAAGATAGCTTCGGAAGCCATGGCCATGGTTGATGAAGCCAATCTTGAGTTGATGGATAGTAAGGAAAAGAAAGTCCGTCCCACCCGTGTTAAGTATGTTGCTACCCTTGCCGTTTTAGCAAAAATTAGGTATGGGTTGCTAACGAATACACCGGCCAATAGAATGATGGTGAGGAAACATCTTCTTGCGGCTGCGACTGAACATGGTATGCGACCTAGTCACATTGCTACGTCTTTGGACATAGCTGTTGCACTAGTGTTTGTGCCTAGTGAGACGGAAATAGTGGCGAAACAGATTGATTACACTACTCGCGTGATAATGCGTCGCGACGAGTATGGTAATGTTCCGTCACGTAGTTAGGGCTGCCCGGTTCTACTACCTGGGTATAATGGACCACCATCAAGGTTCACTGACCCAAGGTTGCAGGTAGAAAGGGAATTGGGTGGTACCGTTCGTGAACGTAAGTTATACCAACTGAGTAACATGGGTTTCCAGTCTGGTTGGACTGTTCACAATAATAGCATTGATAATTTGTCGCGTGGTATTTTGGAGCGTGTGTATTTACATAAAGGTGTTCGACCTGTCCAGCCGAAACCTGGTATTTATAAACAGCTCCATTACTTTCGTAGCCAAGTTGGTAAACTGATTGGGCAGATCACCCCGATGGACATTCAGGATTTTCCTAAGTGTTACCGGGGTCGTCTACAAACAATTTACCAGAAAGCGGTTGATGACCTTTGGGTCACGCCCGTGGATCGGAAAGATAGTCACATTCAAGCTTTTGTCAAAGCTGAACGTGTCAATACCATTGACAAACCAGATCCTGTGGCGCGGGTTATACAGCCTCGGTCCCCGCGTTATAATGCTAGTTTAGGCATTTATGTTAAGAATGCTGAAAAACGCATATACCGAGCTATTGCTGCTGTTTTTGGTGAGTGTACGGTAATGAAGGAACTTAATGCTGTTTCACAAGCAGCTGAAATTTTATCAAAGTGGAATAAGTATCGTAAACCCGTAGCAGTTGGGTTGGATGCTTCCCGCTTTGATCAACATGTTGGTGTTGATGCCTTACAGTATGAACATGGATTCTATTCTGGAATTTATGGTAATAATGCTGAATTGAATAAGTTATTATCATGGCAATTAACCAACATAGGTAGGGGTAATTGTAGTGATGGGAAACTCAGGTACACTGTTAATGGTTGCCGTATGTCTGGTGATATGAACACTGGGCTTGGTAACTGTATAATTATGTGTGCCCTTGTCCACAATATGTGTTATCGGTTGGGTATAAAGAAATACAGTCTTTGTAATAATGGTGATGATTGTGTCATCATTATGGAGCAAACCGATCTACAGATTCTCACCAATGGTGTTTCACATTATTTTAAAACCTTTGGATTCGTTATTAAGGTTGAAGAACCAGTTTACGAATTTGAACGTATTGAATTTTGTCAAACCTCACC